CTTTTACTTCTGTTACTTCTCCAATCCCACCTGGTGATGCAACAATACCTGTCTCTTCTTCTGGTTTATTGGGTTCTACACCTCTCATGGCTTCTTGGGCTATAACTCCAGTCTTACCCTGCACTGTTTTCTTTATCTTATCTGCTAACCTTTTAAATTCTGGATCGGCCAATGTTTTTCCTTGTGACTCTAGTTGATCGGATATCATCCCATAAAATTGCATTTGCTGTTTCTGCGCATCATCCAGACTGTTTGGATCAAGACCCTGTGTTAATTGAGAAAATATGGATTGTTTCGGTTGTTGTTCCTGTGTCTGCACTGGTTGCGGAGTAGGCTGTTGTGTTTGGATTGCTGATGCTGCTTGTGCCACCTGAGCTGGGTTTGTTGGTTGATTAATCTGATTATTTATCTGTTGGCCGATGTTATTCGGCGGGTTCTTCCCACTCGATTTTGATCGCTCCAAGCAACGGCCATGCCCCACAATTGGTGCTCCCGGCGAGAATCGAACTCGCAATCAGACCGTTATGAGCGGCCAGCTTTACCATTAAGCTACGGGAGTCTGTAGGTTATCCGCCAACCAGCTCAACGGCTGACAAGAACATATGCGCCGCGGAGTCAATTGTAAAGCGACCCAGCAGTGTTGTGCCACGGTAGAACGACTGCTTGCCGTCCGTGGCCGTCCAATTGATGCGGCGCGGGACGGATGATGGACCAGGACCGCGTTTTCCCCGGTGCTCTTCCTCGCCGAGTTGCAGGTAGCCTATAGCATGCGCCAAAATCTCCCGAGCGATGCGCTCCGGGCATGGGTCCCATTCGGCTCTGATGGGGGCGGAGCAGTGCGGAATTTCGATCTCGTCGTAGGCCGCGAGCATAATCCGGCAAGCCTTGTCATCGTCAGTGGTGTAGTCCGGTCTGGAGTATGTATTGTTCGTGCTGTAGCGAAAGGTGCGATTCATGATTAAACTTATATCACACCTGGCCTATTGTGTCAACAGGGAGGCGTCGTTTTTTGTATTGCACATGTCATACGATTGTCAGACGACGCCGTAAGTCGTTGCAGTAGTTGAAGTTGTTTGCAAAATGGACCGTCACAAGTGAAATCGCGCATTAAAGTTCGGCTGGAAGCGGCAAAAGCGGGCGACCACCTGCGCGGAGCTCCTCTCAACCCGCCAACGGATAAAGAGCGCCAACTCGTGATCGGGCTGCGGCTGGTGCAGATCCCATACGCGATCATTGCCGAGCGGCTCGGAATTTCGGAGAAGGCTCTCAAGACTCACTACCGCGCTGAACTTGATGCCGGCGGGGATGATGCCAACGCGAGCGTTGCGGCCGCGCTGTACAAGCGGGCCATCGATCCCACGCAGCCGGCGCAGGCGGCGATCTTCTGGCTTAAGTGCCGCGCCGGCTGGAAGGAAGAGGACGTCCGCAACGCGCAAGCCCAGGTGAGTGAAGTGAGATACGTATGGTCGTCACGCGAGAAATCGATTACGAGCCCCTCGTCAGTCAGTCCAGATTTCACAATCTCCGATGCCGATTCAAAGGATACAGCGGTCCAGTAGGGAGTGGCAAGAGCGTAGCTCTCGCGCACGAAGCCATCAGGTTATCAGTTGTGAATGCTGGCCTGCTTGGGCTCATCGGTGCGCCAACTTACCCGATGCTGCGCGATGCCACGCAACGGACATTCTTCGAGATCCTTGAGTGGAATCAGATTCCGTATGATTTCCACAAACAGGAAAATTTGCTGACTCTTCGCGACATGGGAAGTGAGATTATTTTTCGTTCACTCGACAGTCCAGATCGGTTGCGCGGTACGAATCTTGCCTGGTTCGGAGTGGACGAAACAACTTACACGCAAGAGGAAAGTTGGCTTCGTCTCGAGGCCCGCTTGCGTCACGTGATGGCAAAGGAACTTTGTGGTTATGGTTGCTGGACACCGAATGGCTACGACTGGGTGTACGACCGTTTTATCGGCCCCGCCAAGAAGGTAGGGTACGAAGCCGTGCTCGCGCAAGCTTACGAGAACGTCCATCTCCCGAAGGACTTTTACGCTCGGCTCGAAACCTCATACGACAGCAAGTTTGCTTCACAAGAGGTCCATGGCGAGTATCTATCGATGCGGTCTGGACAGGTCTATCACGCATTCCGGCGGGAGGTAAACATTCGTGAGTGCGCGTTTGATCCAACGGCTACACTGTGTTGGGCGCTCGATTTCAACGTCAATCCGATGTGCGCGGTAGTGGCCCAGATCCTCGATCGGTCAACGACGGCGGATCTCATGATCGGGCGCAAGGTCGTGCAGGTCGAAGTACTTGATGAAGTCTACCTTCCAGACGCGAATACCTGGGAGGCATGTCAAGCGTTCGTGGAAAAGACCCAGAATCTATCGCACTCACGTATTTCGGTCGGGGTCTATGGTGATGCATCGGGAGCAGCTCGTCAGACCGCGGGGGCCGGCACGGATTCCGACTGGCAGGCGGTACGGCAGTTTTTCTCATCCCAGTCTAGATATTCGCTATCTTTCCACACCCGCCGCGCCAACCCGCAAGTCCGCGACAGGATCAACGCAGTGAACGCCGCGCTGTGTAATTCGACCGGCGAATCGAAGCTATTCATCGATCCGAAGTGCGCCCGGCTGGTCCGCGACCTTGAGCGCGTTCGATGGAAGGACGGGGTTAACCTGATCGATAAATCCGATTTGGCGTTGACGCACGTGTCGGATGCGTTAGGATACTTGATAGAAACCGAATTAGGCGTCAAGGCCCAGGGCGGCTGGCGCAAGGAACAACTGGTCTAGGAGGTTTGCATGCCGTTGAAACGTGGAAACAGCTATAATGCCGTAAGCGCGAACATCAAAACTCTTATGAAAGAGGGGCGTCCGCATTCACAGGCCGTGGCAATCGCAATGCAGAAAGCAGCTCACCCAAAGGCAAAGGCGAAGCGATGAATCCCGCAAGCATACTAGTAACAGTGGCCAACTCTGGTACTCCCACGCAGGTAACCGCAGACTCTAGCGTTTGGGCGGTGAAGATCGCTGTTCAGCAGAACCCCGCAAATACTGGGCGTATCCTGATCGGCAAAGCAGGCCTTAATAAAACTACGCTTGCGAACGTATTGGTACAGTTAGCCGCGACTGGTACAGCCGTGACCGCGGTGCCCAGCTACTGGACGGTGGAGTCACAGGACACCACCAATCGTTTGCGGCTTGCGGACTATTGGCTCGACGCCGAGGTCAATGGAGAGTCTGCCCTCGTGGCATATTGGACAGGATAGTCATGGCAATCAACTACACTCAGGAATCCCAGACACGTCTCGTCCGGCATGCGGAAGCTGCGCCCGGCAATCCGCAAGTCGGTGATGAGTACTTCAACTCAACAACTCAGGCTTACTACGTTTGCACGGTAGCAGGGACGTGGCGGACACGCCTCGCCGCTGCGGCTCCAGTGCCGTCCGCTGGTGAGGTCCCTATGGGCCAAGCGGCGGCGGACGTTGCGTTTGTCCCGCTCATCACCGCGCAAACACCAGTCAATGCTGTAGCCGCAAGTGGAACGCTGACAACGGATGAAACAGGACCGGCTGATGGAGAGAACGTTATTATTGGGTCCGTGACCTATGTTTTCAAAACCGCCCTCACGACTCCGGCTGTTCCGAATGAAGTGCTGATCGGTATTAGTGCCGCGGTCGCGTTGGACAATTTGAAATCGGCGATTAACGCGACTGCCGGCGCGGGAACCGTTTATGGAACCGGAACCGTAATACATCCGGTAGTCAGCGCAACGACGAACACCGATACAACGCAATTGGTTGTGGCCAAGACAGCCGGGGTGAATGCTGCGGTAACTACGACTACGGCGGTGCATTTGTCGTGGGGTGCTGGCACGCTTGCCGGCGGGGTGGACGGAACGGTGGGATACATCAAGCAACTGATGATCGACTCCAGCTATCTGTATGTTGCCATCGCGGCGAATACGATAGCCGATGCAAACTGGCGCAAGGTGACTCTTTCCGCTCTATAGAAATGTCTAAGATCGAGGTCGTAACATCTGGGACGCCAGTGCAGTTTAGCTCTGAATCGTGGCTCCGGGCGTGGCGTATCGACGCCCAGGCAAATCCTAGCAACCGCGGCAGAGTGCTCGTTGGGGTGGCCGACATGGATAGCTCTACGCTCTCAGGCGTGCTCGCGCATCTCGCTGTTGATGCTGGTCCTGGTTCGGAGTGGTCGGTCGAGTCCCAGGACAACCGGAACCGGCTCCGTCCGGCTGATTACTGGCTTGACGCGGAAGTAAGCGCGGTAGCTGCAACGGGTACACTTACCTCCGACGCTACGGCCCCGGATGACGCCGAAAGTGTGACGATCGGAACCGTCACCTATGTATTTAAGACAGCGCTCTCGACTGGTCCGGCTGTCCCATACGAGGTACTGATCGGAGGATCGGCCGCGGTCACGCTCGACAACCTCAAGGCGGCGATCAATGCCGGAGCTGGCGCAGGCACGCTCTACGGAACGGGGACGGCTGCTCATCCCGACGTTACGGCGACAGCCAACGCAGACACCACGCAAGAGGTTGAAGCGATAGTGCCAGGTGTTAGCACTCTCGCTACAACCACGACCTCAGCACACTTGTCCTGGGGAGCAGGAACTCTCACAGGTGGGATCGACGGAGACTCGGCCTTGATTACGGTTTGGACGTCGTAAATGACTATCATACATAGGAACTTGCATAACCTTGGACGTTCGGTTGAGGAGTTGGAACTGAGTGTCCGTTCCTATAGATGTCTTGAGAAAGCTAGGCTTCACAATTCAGCTATCAGCGATCTCGTGCGGAAGAGCGAGAGTGATCTTCTACAGACTGGGAAGTTCACCCGCAAAGCACTGAAAGAAATCAACAAAGCTCTTGTGGATATGGGCTTATCGCTCGGCATGACGTTCGACTCCCAGGATCTACAGCTCATTTCGTCCGGCATTATCAATAGGGAACACGAGGATTCAGGCACTTGCTGGTGCCGTCCAGTAATCGCAACTTGGGAAGGCTCGTCTGCCGCAATGTGGCAGTTTTCACGAGAGGTTCTGATCAGCGAACAATGATTATCGTGCATCGGGATTTATTTGACATTCTTGATCAGTGGGCGGAGACATTTGGCACCTATGGCCGCTTAGTGAATTCGCTTGGCGTTCCTGTAACGACTGAGCATGAGGATTCAGAGACTTGCTGGTGTCATCCAGTTATCGTATCTTACGATGACCCAAGAAGCACCGAGCAAATAGTCAGGGACGCAATGGTAATCGTACAATGATTTACCTCGACCTTCCGCACGGTTCCGCGCACGGCTGGGGAATTTGCGGCGATGCTTTGACGCGGGAATTCTACAAGATCCGGGATGTTCACAGCATCAACGACATGGATTTGTCGCAGGGAGTTTCCGAGGTTCCGGGCGCCTTGCTGCAATGCGTCCAGTCCAAGCACTTCGAACCACTGCACGACGTGCGCGGGAATCCAACTGTCGGCTATGCGTTTTTCGAGGACACCGTTCTAGAGCCGGAATGGTTGGAGCTGGCGCGTCGATACGACAGATTGGCGGTGGGGTCAACGTGGATGCGCGGCTTATTGCAAGGCTATGAAGTTCCGTCCGAGGTGGTTTTGCAGGGCGTCGATACCAAACCCTTCCGACCCGGCCCGCGAACATACTTCAAGAATAAGTTTGTCGTGTTCTCCGGCGGAAAGTTCGAGTTGCGCAAAGGGCAGGATCTAGTGATACGAGCAATGCGGGTACTGATGGATCAGCGGCCCGACGTAATGCTGTTGGCGCAATGGACGAATTACTGGCCAGCCTCCCGCGATACGATGGCTCAGTCACCTCATATTGAGTATCAACCAGGAGACGACATTCGGAAAACATTGGTAAACGAAGGCATCGACTTGAGCCGTGTCGTATTGCTCGGGCCGTGTCCGCAGCATGCCATGGCGATGATCTATCAGCAGGCCGATTGCGCGGTATTCCCGAATCGCTGTGAAGGCGGTACGAATTTGGTTCTGATGGAATGCATGGCGAGTGGCTTGCCATGTGTCGTGTCGTATAACTCCGGGCATCGAGATGTGGTTACGCCAGAAACGGCTAAGCTTCTGAGGTTGTATGAGTTCATGCAGGTTCGCAACGGCACCGGCAAAGTGTCCGCGCAATGGCACGATCCGAATCTTGAGGAATTGATCGAGTCTTTGGAGTGGGCCTATACCAACCGTGAACAGTGTTTGGAATTGGGGCGAGCGGCGCGGAAATTGATGGATAAGTTTACCTGGGAGTCCGCAGCTTGGCAGTTCGTGGATTTGTTAGGATTCCCTGCATGATCGCGTTTCCCGGCGTGCTGGAGGTGTCGAAGCTCAATCGAGAATGCGCGGAGTACTCCCGGTATGCGGCGCATTGGGATATCTTGGACGCTCTAGCTAAGGGCGGAGTTGATATCAAGGAGTCCATCCAACGCATCCTGATCAAGCGTCCGAAAGAGCTCACCGACGTTTACCAGCAACGAGCGAAGGGTGCCACGTACCAAAACATTCTCGGTACGGTGATTGGTTGGTACACCACGAAACTGTTTGTAGCGCAGCCGGAGATCCAGATCCTGCCTGAGCAACTCGACGGCTTCTGGCCTGAGTTTTTGCAGGATTGCACTCGTTCAGGCATCAGCTTTGTCAATTTCTGGCGCGACGTTTTGCAGGATCTGATCCTATTTAAGTGCTCTTACGTCCTATCCGATCTGCCGCGCGCAGAAATGGATGTGATGGACCGTGCCCAGGAAATGGAAGCCGCGCTTGACCGGCCATATCTGGTGAGGTACTCGCCCAGGCAGGTTATCAATTGCGAGTGCGACGATTACGGCAATTTGGAATGGATTCTCATTCGCTGCACTGAACAGATGCCGCCGAATCCGTTCACGGATAAACCGGGAGGAATTGAACAGACGTGGTACTACTTCGATAAGATGCAATACGCGGTCTACTCATCGGAAGAAGATTCTGGACGCAGTGAGAACGCAATGGCAACTTTGGAAGGCTCCGGGTTACATGCCCTAGCTGCGTTTGGAAGGGTGCCAGTCCGGCGGGTGCATGTGCCAGATATGCTGTGGCTCGGGAATCGCGCCTACCTTCAGCTCTTGGACCACTTCAACCAAGAGAATTCCTACGCTTGGGCGTTGTTCATGGCTAACCTAGCCATGCCGGTGATCACCGGACCATACGAATCGCAAACCACCACGCTATCAGAGGCCGGCTTTCTGCATTTACCGGACACCGACAGCAAATTTGGATGGACTGAACCAGAGGGTAAGACGTTCGTTCATTCCGCCGAACGCTTGGCGTATCTTCGCGAAGAACTGTACCGCACCTTCTATCTTCAATCGCAAGGTCGAAGTTCAAGCGCCTCTGCGTCAGCCGCAAGCGGTTATTCGAAAGAGCTCGACATGGCCCCGTCGCACGATGTGCTGAATGCCTTTGCGGATTTGCTTCAGCAAGCGGCGCAAAATCAACTCGTGGATGTGGCCGATGCGCGCGGGGAAGCGTTGACGGTAGACGTCCGCTGGCCCACCTTCGAGGTCAAGCCATTTACGGATGTCGTCATCGGCGCACAGGCAATCAAGGATTTAGACATTCAATCATCCACTCTGGACAAGGAAATGCAAAAGCGTGTTGCCCGTGCGGGACTTGCTGACGCTAACCCGGAATTGATTCAGCAGGTTGAATCGGAAATCGACAAGGCACCGACGCGCGAAGAGCAACAAGCCGCGCAAGCAACGCAGCAGACACAGACTTTCATGACATCGTTAGATCGCGCAATGGGAAATCAGTTAGCTCAGAATGAGGTGGCGGCGTGAGGGGCACCGTTCGGATAGCGCAGCCGGATACGCGCGGAGTAGCAGACTACTTGGCAGCCCTTGGGCATTCGTTCTTGGAGGCTAAGGATCCAGACGAAGCAAGGCGAGCATTCAGCCATTGTCTGACGCTCGACTCTACTCACGTTATGGCGCGGAACGACTTGGGCCGGATGGCGTTGTCATCCAAGTGCCCGCTCGAAGCTGAGCGTATCTTTCGGGAGATATTGAACGGGAACGCGGAGAATCCCGGAGTGCAAATCAATCTCTCCATCGCTCTCACTAGGCAAGGCCGGTTTGACGAGGCGCTGGAAGTATGCCGCCGCGCTACGCGACTCTCCACCGCCTGGGTGCAGATGGCTTGTATTCATAACGAGCTAATGGACTACGACGAAGAGGCTCTCGATTATGAGCAGGGTCTAGCGATTGAGCCGGGCAATCATTTTCTGCTATTCGGGCGCGCCCACCTGAGACTTCTTCGCGGCGAATGGACGGAAGGGTGGAAGGACTACGAGCACCGTCCTACGCGGAGAGAATTAGCCGGCGGATTGGGCAAGGCTCCATTGTGGGACGGATCGCCGCTGGAAGGCCGTAGACTGCTCGTGTGCGGCGAGCAGGGAGCAGGGGATCAGATAATGTTCTGGCGCTACGTGGAAGCCCTGCGTGCGCAAGGGGAGGTGTTTCTATTCACGCGCCCGGAACTGGAGGCTCTTGCTGCGCCGCTGGCCACTGGCGTAGGGTCCCGTGAGGGGCAGCGGATCGACTTTGAGGCATGGGCGCCTCTCTGCTCATTGCCACTACTGACCGGTAGGTTAGAACCGTGGGAACCGGTCGAATCGTATATCCGTTTGGAGCGGGGGAAGATAGAGCAGGCTGCCAAAGCGTTCCGAAAGAGAAACGGGAAACTTCGGGTTGGTTTGTGTTGGGCCGGAAATAATCAGCATGCCCGCGATGCAATGCGCTCGATGCCGCCTGAATCGCTAGCCCCAATTCTCGGCAATGAGAATTACGAGTTTTATTCATTGCAATACGGAGAGGAAGTCATCGATACCAGGTTGATTGATTTGTCTTCGCGGATGATCGACTTTGCCGATACCGCCGCGATGATTTCACAACTCGATCTGGTTATCAGCGTCGATACTGCGGTTGCGCACTTAGCTGGAGCGATGGGCAAGCCAACCTGGTTGCTCGCGTATGTTCCGCATGAGTGGCGTTGGGGACTATCCAGCGAATCTTCTCCGTGGTATAAGTCAATTAGGATCTTTCGGCAAAGCAAACCCGGTGAATGGCGAGATGTGATCGACCGGGTTTGCGTCGAGTTAGGCAGTTCCGCCGTGGGATTACACGGGAGAACGTAGCCGCACGTTACGCGGGGGAGCAAATCAAAACAAATGGCAGACGAAGATAACAGCCAGGGAACTGGTCAGGCGCAGGGGACTGGAGACGGTAGTGGTACCGCCCCTGGTGGTTTGTCAGCGCAGGAGGTTGAAGCGATCATTGCTAAGGTGATCGACACGAAGCTGAACGCGATGGACAAGCGCTACAGTAAGCAGTTCAAGGAATTCAAGGAAAGCATTCCAAAGCCATCCGAGTCCAGCG